CAATAGAAGGCAGCGTAAATACGCCATCAGCATCGTTAGTTAGCAGTATTTTTCCTGCGTGTGCTGCAACAGTTAACGTAGTATCTGCCGTTAAGCTAACAACACTGTTCGAACCAGCACTAATAAAACCAGCCAGAGATTGAACGGGACCTGAAAAAGTAGTTTTAGCCACTTTTAATACCTCCTTACCAAAGGTTTTGCCCTAGAGTCTTGGTAAGCGTCTGCTGGGACAGTCGCTAGGGCTATATTTCCCAGATAAAAGCAAAAGGGGTACTGAGTACCCCCTCACTATGTTTTTATTAGGAGGTTCCGGGGCTACCGAATACTCCTAATGCATCAGATACACCAAACGAATACCGTTCACGAGCTTTATAACGCGCATTCCCGGTATCGAAATCTCCGTCCATGCTTGTACTCATCGCAGTACGGACAAAATACTTCAGACCATTCGGAATATCGGTAGTTACAAACCAAGCATTAGTATCATTAAGGTAATGGTTAACGCTATACCCGCCGGGGATAACGCCCATTGACTTAACCGCGTTAATGTCATTATCAGCAGTGCCAACACGCCCTTCAGATTTCAACAATCGTTGAGCAATAAACATCAAGTCCGGTGGGATAATAAGTTTCTTTGGTTTACCAGCAACCAAAAGCCCTCGTTCGTCCGTCCAATTAGAGATTTGAATTATCGCTGATTCAAGCGACGTTTCATTCAAATCTGATGCCGTGGTAGGACGGTTTGAATTAGTTCCACCAGAAACTAATGGGTGTGCGGTACTACACAAAACTACGCCATCCCCGAAGGTATAGTCCGTATCAAAAGCACGATTTAGTATATTCGCGCCCTTAACTTGTTTCGTGTACGCCATTGCACGGGCCAATGCTTTGGTATATCGAGCGGAAAGAGAGTCATAGAGGTTATCCTCCATAGCTTCTTCCGTAATCGAAAATCCCATAGCAATGGTTTCGTGGTTATATCGAGCCGTGTACGCTTCCTGCGCATTATCATAAGCGATAGCTGATCCCTCGTTTTTCACCGGAGCGGCTGCAAAACCAGAGAGTTTCACCTCTTCTTCAAATGAGCGTTCAGACGTTTCCTGCTCGAAAATTTCTTTATGTTCCTCACCGTATTGTTTGTACTCAAGCCCAAAAAGAGCATTAAGTCCCGGCAAGAGTTCTTTTAGTAGTTGTGCTCTACTCATAGCCATAGTTAATTACTCCTAAATTCCAACTGGGTTATAGTAAGAGTGATTGTTAAACTTGACTATTACGTCAGTAAACGCATCACCTACCGTAGAAGTTGGACTATCAACAAAATCAACAATCCTAAAAGCAATCCCAGTCGTCACAGCCACTGTCGCGTCTAGTGCCGAAGTAGAATTACCGGTAGTTGTTGAACCTGTGGTGGTTGATTGCACAGCAGCAAGCGGGGCATTAATCCCCAAAGCTGTTTGTGGAACCGCCGCATCTGCTTGCATCATGAATAATACGTCAGGATCATCGACGACATATCCAACAGCATCAGAAGCTACTGTACCAGTAGGCCAATTTTGTTTGAAAGTTTTCTGGGAAGTACTAGGGTCAGTGTAAGAACAACCTACAAAAACACCAACGGTGCCAGCAGGAAATTGGGAAGCATTACTACCTATGGTAGTGACGATTTCCAATGTGCCTGCAGCAACGATAGCAACAACACTACCGCTATAAATGTTAGTACCATACGCGGATGCGATTTTTATCTGTCTGGTGGATCCCGCATAAGATTGCCCACCAATTAGTCCTATAGGTTTAAGCCCATAGGGAGTAGCTGAAGTAGCCATACTCAATCCTCGTTAAACTTACATTAAATAATTATGCGCTAACCTTTTCCGGGGCCAAAAGTCACTCTTGTTGACTTGTCTTTAAACAATGGCATCCGTGGGTCGTTTTCGCGCATGTAATTACTATCAACAGATTGCGTAGCTTGGTTCGTTCTATTAGAAACATACGCATCCCTCTGTTGGGCAAGTTCTTCATTTGTTTTGCAAAGAAGAAGTCCACCAACTTCTATAACATCAGAGAATTGACTATTAGTGTCAGCCATTGAAAAAGCTTCCGGATGTTCCGATGCTTTTACAGGCTCCCACCCTTCCCGAAATTTGGCAGATACATTTTTAGGATCCGGTTGACCCATTGTAGCTGTGCGAATGTATCGATAAGAATAACCAGCTTCTTCCTCTACACTCGGTAGCAGCTCAGGTGGTGTCCATTCTTTTGGGCTTTCCCTTTTGGCGCGAACTTCTCCCTCTCTACTTTCGCGAGGGGGTCGTCCTACAGATCTAGTACCATCAACCATTTTGTAGTGCCTCTAATTTCAGTTTTTCAGCGACATATGCTTCGGGTGTAAGCTGTAGTCGGTCTGCAAGCCTCTTCTCTGATGCTGTTATCACTGCTCTTCTTGAGCCAGTGGTTCTTTTAACGGGAGAAACGACAGTCGTTTGGGACCTTCGCGTTCGTTTTGGTGAACTTGTTTCTTCCTCTGCTCCCTTAAATTCTTCGGGGAACCGTCTTCGCATATTTTTATCTATGCTTTCATAATACTCATCCGACGTTGGATCTACACCGTTCATAACTAAATCTTCGTGTAGGCCAAACGCAAGACTGGTCATATCACGTTTTTGACCCCACCAAGGGTTGCGTTTTTGCCACGCAACGGCTTTTTCATCTGGTGGAGGTGGCTCCTGTTGAGGAACCTGTTGTGCAGACCAATCACCTTCTGCAGTATTATTTATATCATTTTGTTCTTGTTGTAAAGCCTCAGGATTATATTGAGTAACGTAGTTTTCGGCTGATTGGAGTTTCATCTTCGCCGAAACTAACTGTTCCTGCGCATTTGTTACCGCATCTACATCCCCAGCATCGTAGGCTTCCTTAAAATTCCTCTTAGCAACCTCTAGTTCGTGTCCAGCGGAAGTTTTAGCTGTGTCAATCAGCATCCCCTCCCCTCTGCCTAGATCCTGCTTTAAGGCATTGTTTTCATTCATTATTTGTTTGGCAAAAGTAACCGCAGCTTCACGTTCCCGCTCTGCTGATTCTTTTGCTCGGCGTTCATCATGCCAAACCTTTTTAAGCTGCTTAGTTTTTTCTGCAGAATATTCCTCTAGTTCATCATTTTCGAGGTCATCTACAATAGCCTCCGGCATGGGGTCACGTTCACGATCTTCTTCAGGTGTGTCATCCTCAATAAAAACTTCAAACTCCTCGTTTTCTTCAGGATCTGGCTCGCTTTTTGGGGCATCCCCCACAATAGATTCAGTTAATTCTGTCTCTTCTAATGCTGTTTGTGGCATAGAACTATCCTTTTAATTTTAAACAACTGTTATCTCTGAATCCCGCGAGGGTCTTGGACTACTGACCTTACTTGGTCATCATAAATTATACGAAAAGCTTTTCCGTGAATACTGACTTGGACGCCTGTGTGCGCGGCAACCAAAACAAAATCACCTTTTTTGCAATAAGGACCGGACGGGAATTTCTCTGTCTCACCGTAACAATCCGGCCCCAAAGCAACAACAAAATAAACTACGCATAGTATTTCTTCATTACGCTTGGTCTCTTCCGATTTTAATATTCCATTATCAAATTGAGTGTCAATATCGGGGACAGCACAAAGAATACTAGCCCCAGAGGGCTCCGGTAATTGTGTCGCTGCCTCTTCTCCGCTAATACTAACTACAGTTTCCGCGCTATTATCCATATTCCTCATCCTCTAATTTTTCTCTAATACTATCAATGTAATTCTTAATCCCAAGAAGCCCGCTTATAACCCCGCATATGTACTTATATTCAGCGTAGTCTTTTACATGGCCCGCACTTAAAGCTGTCAAGAGAGAATTATGTTTATCAGCTATTTCTTTATCAATTAGGTCAAAAACAGTCATTCGTTACCTTCTGTAATATTCGGTTCTTTTTTATTACCCATGGCAGCGGTCTGTATACCCATTTTAGCCCCTTCGATCAACTGTTTGACATTTAATACTTCTTCGTCCTTATGACTATCGGCTAGGATTTTAGCAAGTGTCCGTTTCTCTTCCGATTGGATACGCTCCGCATCCAAAGTAAGTTCCACTTCTCTAGCTTTCGTATCAACAGCAAGTTCTGCTTGTCTAAATTGGGCGTCTGTTTGGTCTTTTGCAACTTTACGCTGCAAATCTCCTTGTTTGATCTGCATTTCTTGCTGTTGCATCTGAACAACGGGGTCCTGTGCAGCTTCTTGTGCAGCTTCTTGTTGTTTCTGAGCTGTATTCTCCTGTAGCAGTTTTTCGGAGGCTTGGGCTACAAGGCGAGAAAGCTCCACTTCCACTTCTTTTGGTAATGGCTCATCAGGCGGGGGCAGCGGTACGCCAAGTTGTTCTTCCAATTTAGCGCGGTACAAAAATGCTACATGTTCTGCAATATGGGCCTGCCCAGCCGCATTCACTCCTTCGGCATTAGGATTGTTTTGCATTATTTCTAGTATGTACGGATCTTGCGCTGCATTTAGATGGACTTGGATGTGTGCTTCATGGTCTTGGTATATAAAAGCTTTAACTGGCTTACCCGTAATGATACCCATGTTTTCAGAGACTGGATCCACCGGTTTTGAATCTTCTTCAGTTGGGATAAGTTTATCGACATTAGCTATTCCTATTGTGTCCAACATTTGTTTGTGTAGCTGTGGCAAGTCATATAATTGAGGAGCCGTTTGCGCCAACTGAAGTACCGTTTGGTATTGAACAACTTTCTGGGCCATCGTCGAGGAATTTGGATTAGCAACCGGGATCACTTCAACCATGTCGTAGTCCGACTGTTTAACAGAAGGTCGGCCTTGTAACGGTTCGTAAGAATATTCAGCTGGTGTATCTTCTCTAATAATATGAGCAAGAATCTTAAATTCTTGTTTCATCGCTGCATAAACACGCGATTGCACCGATGACATTACTTTCAATGTACGTTCGAGAATTGCCAATGTCGTACCCACTGGGGATTGTGACGACATATCACTAATTTTAAGATCCGCAATCGACGCAAACCGTCTACCGTCTTCAACAATGCTTTGCATCAATTGAAATAGAACCTGACTTGGTTCTTTGTAGGGTAGCGGCATAATATTGTCCCTAAGCGCGCCGCTGGCAATATCAACATCACGAAATTCAGCAGGAGATATCGGTGTGTCGTCACCTTTAACGCGCATCCCCTTAGTTTTAAAACCGCCGGGAAGATTACTTAGTGTTCCGGCATCAACAAGCTGACGTATTAGTGAAGTTCCTGATTTCGCAAATGAACCGAGAAGATGTACCAAACCAAACGCATAGAACCCAAAGCCGGGGATGTATGGATAATGTACAAAATGTTGCCGCTTCATTTTCTTGGGGTCATCTTCTAGCC